CTTCGATGGCCTCACCTAATTCCAGACAAACTCTCATCGATTACTGCCTACGTTCACTCGGACAGCCAGTAATTGAGATCAATGTAGACGACGATCAGATTTCTGACCGCGTGGATGAGGCTATTCAGTTTTATCGTGAGTATCACTCGGATGCGATCATTCGCCACTATCGAAAGCATCAGCTGACACAGCAAAACATCACCGACGGATATATTGATATTCCCGACCAGCTCCTGTTCGTATCTCGTATTTTTCCGCTGGGGAATAATACCGTGTCTTCCTCGGGTATGTGGTCTGCTCGCTATCAGATGCACCTGAATGATGTCTACGATCTTCAGTACGCAGGTGCTCTTGTCAATTACGAGATGACACGCCAATTCCTGGAGATGCTGGATATGCAGCTGAACGGTGTTCCTCCAGTACGGTTCAACCGCCATATGAATCGTCTGTACATCGACCTTGACTGGGGATATCGAGCAGTTGCTGGCGACTATGTGATGGTCGATGCATATTCTGCAATTGATCCAGAAACATACACCGACATCTACAACGATATGTTCCTGAAGAAGTATACCACAGCACTTATCAAGCGTCAGTGGGGTATCAACCTGAAGAAGTTTGAGGGTATTCAGCTTCCGGGTGGAGTTACAATGAATGGCCAACAAATTTACCAAGAAGCAATCGAAGAAATTAAACAGCTCGAAGACGAGATGGAGTTAAAGTACGAGAAGCCAGTCGATTTCTTTGTAGGATAATCTATGGCGCGCAACGTATACTTCTCTCAGACTGTCAAGTCCGAGCAGAACCTTTATGAGGATCTGATCGTAGAGTCGTTGAAGATCTACGGACAAGACTGTTACTATCTGCCGCGTAATATGGTGTCACGCGATATGATACTCAACGAGGCAATCGAGTCTAAGTTCGATGACGCTTATATGGTCGAGATGTACCTGGAAAACGTCGATGGATTTGATGGCGACGGATCGCTATTCACCAAATTTGGCCTGGAGATCCGCGAGCAAGCAACGTTTGTAGTTGCGAAGCGAACATGGGATAAGCTAGTAGGGGTCTGGAATAATGGCATTATTTCGAGTCGTCCAGCAGAAGGTGATCTAATTTACCTGCCATTTTCAAAGAGCTTCATGGAGATCAAGTTTGTGGATCATCAATCTCCGTTCTATCAGCTCTCAAAGTTCCCGGTCTATAAACTACGCTGCGAGCTCTTTGAATACTCCAATGAGGAAGTCAAGACTGGTATTCCGGAACTTGACAAGCTTGAGCAGCAGTTCAGCACAGAATACTTCGTGCAGATCGAAGGCGGCACCGGCGCGTCATTTGTCCTCGGTGAAGACGTCAAGCAGGTATTGGTGCCCGCAACGAGTGGAAGTGATTCAGAGGAAATTTACGGTAAGGTGCTAAAGATTGATAGAGAATCTCCAACAGCAGCAATTAAACTTGCACTTGGAGGTATCTCGACAAATACTGGCGCATTTGCTAAATTTAGAGTAACAACAGGTTTGTCGGATAAACTCATTGGCATTACTTCCGGAGCACAGTGGAATATTACTGGAATATTTGAGATCGATAATACGCAGACAAATCTGACATTTGTAAACAACGCACAGGGTGCTCAAAATCGAGCAATGGAAGTAACTGCTGATACTATCATTGACTTTACGGAACACAATCCATTTGGAGATCCATCAAATGTTTAGCGGACACTTTTACCACGCAACAATCAGAAAGACTGTAGCGGTATTTGGCACGCTATTCAATAACGTTTCAGTCGTTAGAAAAGATGGAGACGGCAATGTCGTCAATATAACTCGAGTGCCACTTGCGTATGGCCCTAAGCAAAAATTCCTTGCGCGTTTAGATGAGCAGCCAGGATTAGACAATACGAAGATTGCAATGAAGCTGCCGCGTATGTCTTTTGAGATTGTCACGATGGTCTATGATAGCTCAATCAAGACTAATCGCAATAATCTGATCACTGTTGCTCAGACTGGAGTCAATGCCACGAAGAAGACAGTAA